TTAGTCTTGGTGCTTAGCTCTTGCCTTAGCTTCTTGAATATTCATACCTAGATGGTAGCGCTGATGGCCACACATCCAGCATGAGCAGTTACAGGGCGTATGATAAGCCTTGCCGACATTGAGGGTAGTCGCACCCTCAGGCCAGCTATAACCTGCATTATTATAACGACAGCGTTTAGCTTTGAGCCTTTTCATATGATGCCGACGAACAGCTCGATTTCTTGCTTGCATGGGTAATCCCCGAATAAACCGTCGGGGCAGCCACACCTTCGTGTGACCGCCGGAACGTGTATTCGGAGTGGAGGAATTTACGCATGAGTTTTACCTTTTTTAGAGCAAAAAATTTACTACAAATTAGTCAATAATAATAGTTATATTGCGTGGAATATTTTACTTAGTTAGGTTAAGTGTTGAATACGGTATTATGCCGCTCTGAAATTAGATTTCCAACATTCTTTCCATACGGGGTGATTATATCTGCGTTCATGATTAACCTAATAATTCTCAGGCTTAATACAGTAAGGAGAATATTAAAGACAAACGTACTTACAGCTTCAATCATATTAATTTTTGCACTGCCTAAAATCAATGCTCAATGTTTCATTCATAATATGAATGCTGCTCATATAGACTCCTTGTCTGATTATATCCTTAATCCTTTTTATCACTCGAGATCTGAAAAGCAACCCGGATAGGCTAGTTTTTAGATACCACGTATGCTAATCAAGCGAGATTAAAAAATTTGAGGTTAGAAGTCTTGTTTGAGACAAGAGCTGGTTAGTTAGTGTACGAGTAAATTGTCTCGTGCGACACTTTTGAGGCAATGTCTCGAGGCAATAAAAAAGCCACTCCTTTAGAAGTGGCTTAGATGCCTGATTTAACAGGGAAAATTTGGTGGCCCCTACTGGACTTGAACCAGTGACCAAGCGATTATGAGTATCAATTAAATTCTATATAAATCATTAATTTACATTAATAAACAGTGACTTAAGTTGACAGTATTTGCCTCGCATTGCCTAGTAACTCCATTTTAATCGCCATTCAATCGCCATTTCCAGAGGATGGGCTCAAGGTAAATTAATCAAAAAAATCCCTTGATTTAACTTAAGTAAACTTCTTTAACGAAGTCTCTAAGTGGGCTTAGCTCATCATCGGCAAGGTTTTTCGTCGAAAGGAAGTTCGTCACAAATTTAGGACCATGTAAGCCCGTTTCTGGACTGAAGTTCTCAATTTCTCCAACAGGTACGAGATATATACCAATTTTTTTAAGATGTTCGTTAAATTCTTTAAATGTACTTCGAATATTACCTGTTGGCAGCCCACTTTTTCCATGCTGCTTTACTTGATGCCATGGTTTTTTTTGTTTGAACATTTCTTCAATTTTACTTTTTGAAAGTAATTCCGCATCTAGATTACTAATATTTTCAATTAGTGATGCTTTGAATTCTTCTTTAGTCAATGTTTTTTTATTCTGAGTGACACTGGCATTTATCTGATCCCAAAGGTTTATGATTTTTTCTTTCTCGTCACTACCAAATGCATCTAATGCTGTTGTGAGAGTGTTTTTTTCTGATATTAAGTCGAAATCGTAAATTGCTTTAACTGGAACGCCTGACAAACGAAGTATTTTTGCGATTCCTGCAATTGCGTGTTTACCTCCTGATGGCACAAAAGATGTATCTGGTAAGATGACACCTTCATGTTCTGAAATGTGATCTGCAACAAAATTAATAACACGACAGTCGCTATCATCTTCACATATGATAACTTGTTCGTGAAATATACTATCTAACGCATTTGAATACTTCAAATTTGGTTTTGACCAAAGTTCCTTTATTGCATGTTGATTGACTTCGTGAATTTTATTGGTTTCATTCTCTCGCTTGATTCTTATTATTTTTAGATTCCCTTTGGTACCTTCTAAGAAGCCTCTCATAATATCACTACTGTGAGTAGCAACAATAAGCTGGCCTTTAACATTCTCAGATAATGTTTGACCCAATTTTCTCATCTGCGGGGGATGTAAAAACGCTTCAGGTTCATCTATTAAAGAGATGTCATATTTAAAAGCTATAGTCTCGAAGAGAATACCTGCATAGCTCTTTACTCCATCACCTTGCTTGTCTAAGAGAGGATGTTTTCTCAGCTCATCGATATATTCATTGCTAACTCTATCCATAATACCATCAAGATTGTCTCCCTCAACAATATGAATCGGTATCATGCTTCCTCCTCTGTAATCAATGACTAATTTTTTGTTAAATGCTTTTTTAAAAAGCTGACTAACTTCGTGTGTTAACTCACTATCATCATATAATAGATGCTGAGGTTTTGTTTTTTGTTGCTCGGGAGATATGCTTTGTTGTTGTTGGCATATTTTTAACCTTTCGTCAGCACCAATGTTTTTCAAGAAAAAAGGACTGAACATATACAGGGAGTTATTTGATGTCCATTGATCTATCCATTGTGAGTGAATACTAGCTTGGCCAATTTGATAGGTTCCATTAACAAATAGTGATTCCTTTATTAGATATTCTCTAAACTCCTCGGCAGTGCCAGATTTTGAAATGTCAATGGATTTTATCACTTTATTTTCAAGCGTATTTCCCTGAATTGAGGATGTAATTTCTCGTAGTGTTTGAGACTTTCCTGAATTATTAGGCCCAACAATTAATAAAGTGTCTTCATTATTTATTTCTAACTCTTGTCCATTAAGGAAGGTTATTTTTTTTATAAATGCACTTGGTTTTTTCATTTGTAACGTCCCGTAATTAATTCAAAGGATTAAATTTTAAAACATCTTCTAAATGCTCAGGGGAGAAGTGAGAGTAACGCATCGTCATCTTGATATCAGTATGTCCCAGAATTCTCTGTAAAACTAAAATATTACCGCCATTCATCATAAAGTGAGAGGCGAAGGTGTGGCGCAGTACGTGAGTTAACTGGCCTGCGGGCAACTCAATATCAGTGCGTTCCAGAGCGGAGCGAAATGAACCATAGCAACTCTTAAATAACCTTCCCTTTTTCACTTCCGGCAATGAGTCATGAAGCTCTTCACTTATGGGGATGGTTCTATTTTTTCGGCCTTTGGTCTTTGTGTAAGTGATTTTATATTTTGTGATCTGAGTTTTATTCAGTTCTTCTGCCTCTGACCAGCGAGCACCAGTTGATAGGCATAATTTCACGATGCTAACGAGATCATTATTATTTTCTCTACCACACTCTTCTAGCAACTGCCCGATCTGATCTTTTGTCAGAAAAGCCATCTCGCTTTCTTCTGTGCGGAACGGGCGTACATTCTTGATTGGGTTTTCGCCTTTCCATTCACCCAGGCGGCCAAGTTCATTAAACACAGCCCTAAAATATGCCAACTCAAGATTAATTGTTCGGGGCGCTACTTTCTTCACTCTATTGGATCTTGCGTAATCGCCAGACAGACGTTTTTCTCGATAACGGGAAAACATCTGCGCATCAAACTCCCGTGCTAGCGGCTGACCCATACACTCATAGGCATGAGTCATTGCAGTTTGGCGCCGTTCCCCATCTTTAAGCGTAATCCCATGCGCGCTGTACCAAGCTTTGACTAGCTCCAGCAGGGTACGGTTATCTTCTTTTTCTTCCTGCCAAGGTTTAGTGATGGTGTGTTGCTCGAATGCAATTGCCTCACCTTTGGTCGCGAATCTTTTGCGTATGCGTTTACCCCTCGCACCATTAGGGTACAACTCACACAACCACCATCCATCAGCTTGTTTCCTGATTGCCATCAATTTACCTCTGCATAAATCCCAATTACGCGGCCAACTGTTTTGATTTCATCGATACCACATTCAAATGGGACTTTTCCGCCAGTAACGTGCAGTTTTCTTGCTGGTAATAGGGTTAAGTCGCGGATGCTGATTGACCCCTCTATATCGACTAACCATGTCCCGTCAGAAAGAGACGAATCTTTTTCAACGATATGGGTTTTACCATCGGACCAAACACAAATTGGTTGAGTAAGAGCTTTACTAAAAAGCTTGTTATCAATGTTCACAGAACCGTCTTCACTAAGGTTCCCTTCACTTAAAGTGAATAGTTTAAGTGTTGAATATGTGTTTTGAACATTCGAAGCATCCATTCCACTTATTGAGCTTTGGCCTTTTCCTGTCAGCAACCAGCGTACCTCTGTTCCGGTTTCTAGGGAGCAATGAACTATGAAGTCATAGGAGATTGAGCCGCGTGTATAGCGGTTTTGGAGCGAGCTTGCAGCAATGTTGAAGTGCCTTGCTAACTGGATTTTTTGGCTAAATCCGTAAGCTTGACAGATTCGATTGAGAACATCTTCGTTACATATACCTGAATCTTTTTCCATAAAATACGTACCTACGTATTGATTAATGCATTTTTACGCATTAAAGTGCGGCTAAGGCTTATCCATTGATGGCGATAGTTGGCAAACGGTGGCTATCAATGACAAATAAATCACTAATAAGGAAATGATGCATTATGACTGCTCTTATTACAATTAAGATCCCTCGTGCCACTGTGCACCCTGAAGAGTTCGCAGCCCTAGAAGGTGTTTCCGTTCGGACCGTCTATCGCCAGACAACCGGTGAAAACCCACGTATTCCTATAGAACCACGCACGATCAAGAAGGGTAACAAGCGTGCGGGTGGCCCTGTCAAAATTCTTTACGCCCGTTACAAAGAAATGGAGGCCAAAAAAAATCTTGGTCATTCACGCTTTCAAATCGTTATTGGTGCTTGATTCACATTAAGTGAATTTTTGAGGCGAAAACATGTTTGATTATCGCGTTTCCATACATGCGCATTATGCCGAAGCCTGCCGCAAGTTCGCTTTGACACATAATCTTGCCGTATTAGGTGTTAACGCCGGTATGTCTGTTCAGGTTCTGCGTAACAAGCTTAATCCGGAACAAAGCCACCGCCTGACCATTGAAGAACTGATGTTGTTAACTGATTTGACCGAAGACCCGACGCTGTTAGATGGGATGCTGGCTCAGATTAATTGCCTGCCGTCAGTGCCGGTAAATGAAATGACTACCGAACAACTGCCGGTCTACGTGATGAAAGCAACTGCCGCAATAGGGAGCGTAGCCGCCGAAGCTGTATCAAGCGAACGTATGACAGCAAGCCGCCATAGTACTTTTACTGCTGGCATTAATTCTGCGATCCGTTGCCTCACTTTGGCCGGAATGTCATTACAAGCGCGCATTCACTCAAACCCTGCGTTGTCCTCCACCGCCGAAGTGATTAGTGGGCTGGGTGCTTCAATCGGCTTGAGCTAAGGGAAGTCATGGCTATTTCAATTGCACCATTATTAAAGCAGCAAAGCCCATCAAGACATTTCGGCCACGGCTGGATTGAATTACCAAGCGGCAAGCGCTGGAACCCCGCACGAAAAGTCAGTGCGGCAGTACAACAGAAGAAATTCTTTCAACGTTTATTCAGTTGAGGCATTTATGTTACTTGCAGACGAAAAACAAAGAGAGATTGGCCTTACACATATTTCTCGCATTAAAGAAATGATAGGCACCCGAAAGAATGTGGCGCAGGAGACATTTGATACCACTCCGCCGCATATGAAAAAAGCATTGTGCTTTATGGCTGGATTGAAAGAGCGTCATTTAACTATGAAGTTCCAGGAGTTAAATAATACGGAACGCTTGCAAGTAGTTTCTGCGCTGAATTCTTTAATTGATTTCACGGGCACGCTGCCTAGATTTATCAGTGACGACGATTGCAAGATAACTACTAACCATTAATCCCCCTTTTTAAAATTAAAGGCGCTCTGAGCGTCGGGCATTCTTTTGCCTAAAAACAGGAAAAAATATAAATGCGAAATATTCAAACACTACAGATAAAAGTTGGAACAGAAACGGTTCAAGCTCCTACCGCGCACGAAGGATTTTTGCTGGCGCTAAACGACGCTCGTCTGGACGAACGTAAAAACGCCTCTGCTGTATTCGCTGCAAGGCTTGAGGCTATCGCGGCATTTCTTGTTAAGAACGAAATTGACGGACGCGGGGCCGTCGAGACTTTGCGCCAGGAAGCTGACCGCATCAGTATTGAGTCTGAGGAGATCCACTAATGGCTGATTCTATGGATTTGGAGCAGGCCCGCCAGGCAGAAGCGCTGGAGCGTCATATCAAGGCGGCAATCAATAAGCCGGTTTCTGTGTCAGCGTTTTTTTGTGAAGACTGCGAGGAGGCCATTCCTGCTTTACGCCGTGAGAAGTTGGTTGGCGTTTCCCGCTGTGTATCTTGCCAGGAGATATTCGAAATTAAGGGTAAATACTATCGCGGCGCTGAGTCTCAATGACTCAGGCTGTTGAATGGGCTTACCCATGGAACGCCCCGCGCCCTGCAATTGCAGGGCCGGAGAGACCGCTTACCCGTGATGAATTCCATCAGGGGCAAGCCGTTTTAGCAAAAGTTAAAACTTTGCCGTATGAACTCGCTGAAAAATTCCTGAGCCGTTATAAGTACCTTTTGAAAGCGAAAGGTAATCACGCCGCTAACAAATACCTCGTTTTCACGCTGGGCCGGTCAATCCTGCCTCGCGTCGAGTCTGTGAATAACGCGCACGTTATGAATGCCGACGCCTCCACGCTGTTCCTCTCTGAGGCTGACCAATACAACCGCCTGCCAGGCATGAAAGACAAAGATTTAAAAAACCTGTGTATGCGCGTTGCCGGTCAGTTAATGCAGATTTATGAGGAGAAGTGCGAAGCGTTGATCGCCGCTAATGATGGCGATAACTCCGTGCTTTTTGATAACCGGACGCAGTCAGAGTTATACGGCCATATCGCTGGCATGGCGCGAGCGTTCAACGTGCAGCCTATGCACTGGGTGCGTTACCGCAAAGGCAAAATGGATGCTCGTTCGGCAATCGCCAGTCTGTCACGCCTGGTCAATGCGGAGTGGTGGGAAAGAAAGTTTAAAGCCCAACGCATGCAATGGCGCGAAGCATTGTTAATCGCGATCGGTTCAGTGAGTCGGGATAAGGCCGCGTCGGCCTATGCCAGCATCCAGGCAATCCGCGAAGTCAAAGCACGCCGCCTGTCGAACCTTGAATATCTGAAAAGCTGCGAGCTTGAAAACACCGAGACCGGCGAGCGTTTCAGCCTGATTGAAAAAGTAATGGCTAGTATCTCCAATCCTGAGATTCGCCGCATGGAGCTAATGAACACCATCGCCTTTACCGAGCAATACGCCGCAGAGAATGGCGATGTGGGTATGTTTATCACCATCACCACCCCCTCAAAATATCACCCGACGCGCACCGTTGGCGCTGAAAAGCGCGTTCAGTTTAACCATAACTGGGACAAAGAGGCTTACACGCCTAAAGACGGCCAGCGCTATCTCTGCAAGGTTTGGGCAAAAATCCGCACAGCTTTTAAAGATAACGGGCTGAAAGTTTACGGTATGCGCGTTGTTGAGCCGCACCACGACGCGACGCCGCACTGGCACATGATGTTATTCGCCAAGCGCACCCAGCGTCAGCAGATTATCGAGATCATGCGCAAGTACGCCATGAAAGAAGACGGCGACGAGCGTGGGGCCGCAAAGAACCGCTTTGACTGCAAGCATATGAACAAAGGCGGCGCTGCCGGTTATATCGCAAAGTACATCGCTAAAAATATCGATGGCTACGCGCTGGAGGGCGATCGCGACTTTGAAACCGGCGAGCTGCTGTCCGATGCCGCCGCAGCCGTTACAGCCTGGGCGGCTACTTGGCGTATTCCGCAATTCCACTCTATCGGTCTGCCTGCAATGGGCACTTATCGCGAATGCCGGCGAGGCTGCTTGCGGTCACTGAACCTAACCGAAATATTCGACGAGGAAGTGGAAGCCGTGCGCGCCGCAGCCGACGCGGGTAATTTTGCCGCCTACATAGGGGCCCAGGGCGGAGCCAATACGCCACGCGACAGCCAGACCGTGCGCGTTGCCCGCCGCACAGCCGAAGAACTGAATGCCTATGACGAGGAAGTAAAAAAGGTTGTCGGCATCTTCGCCCCACACTTAGGTGAATCCAACGTATTTGAAACCAGAACAACACAGTGGCGAATTGTATCTTCTGCCGTTGACGTTGAGCTTTTGACTTTAAAAAGCGCCTCTGGCGCGCCTCGGAGTCCTGTCAATAACTGTGGGTTGGTCGAAAGCGCAGCGGCAACAAATAACCACGTTGGCGAGGCTGAGAGCCACGCAGAGCCATTATTTAGCGAACAACATGCTGTGATTGACTGGACGGACACTGCCGCCGTGAGGGCGATTGTGGCGCGTGTTAAAGAAGATTCGCCAAAGGTGAGCCGCAAACAAAGAAGCTATAACCCGTTTAAGTACCGAGAGACGGCCCCGTCAGCCCGATTAACTGACGCAGAACGGGCAAGAATACCCGCAATTCGACAGGAATTGGCCGTTAAAGGGATTTCGCCGCAGAAGTGGCAGCTTGAGGCATTGACTCGAGGTGCGCTTATGATGTTCGGGAATGAAACTGTTCGGTATGAAGTTATCGAAGACTGGAGTGATTTTTATCAATAATATGGGAGCGTATAAAATTGGTTACCATGAATGGGCATGAGTGGCGGTGGATATTGGCACACGTCAAGCCCCTTTTGAATTTTTACTTGATGGCTTGTTTACATTATATTTTTAGGGGCCATTTATTAAAAATCACCCTCTGATTATTTACTTAAGTTTAAAACTTCTAACTCGTTGAATATGTTTTTACTAATTAGACCTTCATGGATTAACTTCTCAAGAAGAAATCCCTCTTTACTTGCAGCATCATAACTAATTAGAGGGTTTTCAGAAATCTCCCTTAAGATTTTGCATGTAAGAGTATAATCATC